GGCAGCTCTGGCTGGCAAAGGCATTGACTTGGCGGACGTTATGTTTCGCGCCGACAGCGGCGAGGACGTAAGCAGTCACTTTGATGATCTCGCGGAGGTCTTTAAGGTCCCCCGCCAGGTGGTGGAGAACTACGTCTCAAAGGCCCAGGCTCCTGCTGGGCAACAGCAGGAGGTGTTAACCGACGCTGATGCGGCTCAAATTAAAGACATGGTGGGTGGCAACCAAGGGTTTGCTGAGCTAAGCAACTGGGCTGCCAGCAATCTCAATGCCAATGAGCTGGCTGACTACAACGCTGTAGTTGACAGCGGCAACAAGGAGGCCATCAAGTGGGCCATAAAAGCAATGGTTGCACGCCGCGCCGCTCCAGATGCAGTCATAGAGCCAAAGCTCTACGGGGGCGGAGATGCGCCGCAGCAAACTCGTTTTGAAAGTCAGCAACAGGTGCTGGATGCAATGGGTAAAACCAATGACCGCGGCCAGCGGCTGTACGAAGTTGACGAGGCTTACCGCGGCAAGGTTGCAAAAATGTTGGCAGCAAGTGATTTATTTGGTTAGCTTTTTGCCAGACGCCACCTAAGCGGCGGGCCCTCTAAGGAGGACAACCTGTGACGGTGAAGGAGAAGCGGTCTAAAAACTCAAATTCCTTCGCATACCAAAACAATGGTTGCTCCTGATCTTTCACGTCTTGGCCAAATTAAAGGCGCCGCCGCCACCTGGGGTCCCGGCGCAGCTGGCCTTGATGCCGACCGTGCCTTGATGCTCAAGTTGGGCGCCGCTGAGGTGCTTGACAGCTTTTTGCGTGCCACGGTTTTCAAAGGCAAAGTCCGCGAGCGGAACATCCGTGGAGGCAAATCCGTAGCCTTCCCAATCACGGGGCGCATGGAGGCCTACTACCACCAACCGGGGACAGCGATCAACGGCACTGGCAATGACCCTAGCGATCTGAACGAGCGCGTTATCACGCTTGACGCCTTGATGATCTCCGACGTGGCGATCCTTGAGGTGGACGAGCTGATGTCGTACTTCGATGTCCGCCAGGTTTATACAACTGAGCTGGGCCGCGCCTTGGCATCGGAGTATGACCGGCGAGTAGCTCGCATGATTTTTGCGGCTGCCAGCAACTCCACACAGCCCTTGAACAAGGCTATTAACGCTCACAAGACAGGCAACGGCATCACGCTGGGCTCTGACTACACGGGCGCAGGCGCCACCCGCCAGGCCAAGGGTGATGCCCTGGTCAACGCCATCTTTGATGCCCGCGTGGCATTTGAAGGCAAGGACGTGCCTGTGGACAGCATGTGCGCAGTGTTCACTCCTGAGGACTACTTCCTGATCTCGCAGTCTTCCCGCGCAATCAACACCGATTTCAACGGTGGTGGTGGCGGCAATGGCACCATTGCCACGGGTCAAACCCTGCAGGTGGCTGGCATCCCCATCCTGATGTCCAACCACGTCACCCAGGCCAACTACACACTTCAATCTGGCGACCACAACGCTGATTACGCTCAGAACCTGAGCAAGTGCAAAGGCCTGATCTTTAGCAAGGAGGCTGTGGGCGTCCTTACCCTGCTGAGCCCTTCGCTGCAGATGACTGGTTCTGAATACAAGGTTCAGTACCAAGCCGATCTGATGGTGGCCCGCCAAGCCATCGGCATGGGCGTGCTGCGCGCTGAATCGGCTTGCAAGATCGTGATCCCCTAAGCCATTAGGGTGTTTTACGGAATGTTTGCCAGAGGGGCCGGCAATGCTGGCCCCTTTTTTCGTTCTCTAGCACAATGAGTGCTACAAGGCCGTAGACGCTCAATGGGACTCGCCAACCAATCGGTCACGCCGGGCAGGACAACCCTTCTTGATGCGGTCAACGTATTGCTGGAAAACATTGGCGAGCAGCCCGTGAGCACGCTGGAAAACCAGCAGATCATGGATGCGCGCATTGCCGAGCGCACCTTGCTGGAGTTTCACAAGGAAGGGCAAGTCAAGGGCTGGTCCTGGAATAGCGAGTACAACTACGAGTTTGTTAAGGACAGCGGCACCAAGCAGATCACAGTTCCAGCAAACTTGGCCAGCTTCCGCACTGACCCTTATGCCTATGCCGGTCGCTTTCAACTGCGTGGGCAGGTGGTCTACGACCGCTACAAAAAAACCAACATTCTCGAAGCTGAGATCACCTCGCTGCACGCTGACGTGATCTGGCTGCTGCCGTGGGATCAAGTGCCAGAGGCCTACAACCGTTGGACGACCATACGCGCAGCGCGAGTGTTTGCCGCTCGCGTGCTAGGGGCTGATGCCTTAATTCGCTACAGCTTGCAGGACGAGCGTGATGCGCAAGCAATTCTTGAGCGCATGGAGCAGCAGGTGGATGAGCCCAACCTGCTGACTGGCAGCCGCGGCTACCTGCCTTTTCCGACTTATGCGCCAGCTTCTGGCTTGGCCACTCGACGCATTAGCCATGGGATGCGCCTCTGATGAGCCTGTATTCGTACTCAATTCCAAATCTTGCTCAAGGCATCAGCCAGCAACCTGATGCACAGCGCGACCCTTCTCAAGGCGAGATCCAGATCAATGGCATGTCTTCAATCCTGGAGGGCCTGCGCAAACGTGATTGTACGCAAACTATTGCCAAAGCATCTGCTACTAATTTTGGCGACTGTTATATTCACGGCATTTTGCGTGATAATATTGAGGAATATTTAGCAGTTGTTACTAACACTCAAGTTCGTGTATTTGATCTAAATGGTGTCGCGCAAACCGTTGTTGCACCATTCGGTAATGGGTATTTGGCAGGGGTAACAAATGCCAAGGCACAGCTGCGGGCTGTCACCATTGCCGATTTTACTTTTATTACCAATACCAACACAGCGCCGGCAATGAACGTTGCCGTAGCGCCTATTGCGCCAAGACCAGCAGCGCATGAAGCGCTTATTTGGGTTAAAGCCGCCAATTACGGCCAAACTTATACAGTTAACGTAAATGGTACGCAAGCGCAGGTGCAAACGGCTGTTGCGCCTGTTGTGAGCACCGGCCAGACTGTTACCGAAAATCGTATTAGTTCAGCCGATATTGCACAAAATCTAATGTCGGCATTGTCCGGCACAGGTGTAACCATGAGCCGAAGCGGTTCGGTTATCCACTTGCGCTCTAACAGCCCAATCACTGTGGCTGCCAATGATGCGAGGGCCAACGCGGATATTGGAGCAATTCTCGATAAAGTTCAAGCCTTTACTGAGCTGCCAACGATTGCTCCAGTTGGCTATCAAATTGAAATAACAGGCGACCCAGGCAACAACTTTGATGGCTATTACGTTGAATTTAAGCCCAACAGCGGCAATTTTGGAGAAGGCGTATGGTCTGAAACCGTTTCCCCTGGCGTGGAATATCAAATCAATGCTGCAACCATGCCGCATTTACTTGTTCGCTTGCCTAACGGTAGTTTTTATTTTGGCCCGGCTAACGGTAGTGCGCAAAACGGCATCACTATACCGGTCTGGGGCCAGCGGGTAGCAGGTGACTATGACACCGCACCTGACCCCAGCTTTATTGGCAATCCAATCAACGATATTTTCATTTACAAAAATCGACTTGGATTTTTGTCTGATGAAAACGTAATTCTAAGCCGAGTAAGGGAGTTTTTTGAATTTTTTCCAGAGACTGTCACCACAGTGCTTGATACTGACCCGATTGACGTGGTGGCCAGCAACAACCGCGTTTCGGTGTTGCGTTATGCCATTCCGTACCAAGACGAGCTAATCCTATTTTCGCCGCAGTATCAGTTCCGCTTCAACGCTGCTGAAACGGTGCTGACGCCGGCTACGGCACAGATTACGGTGTTGACGCAGTTTGAGGTTGATATTAACGTCCGGCCCCAGTTGGCAGGTGGCGGGATTGTGTTTTGCCAGGCCAATGGCGATTTCTCCATGTTCCGGGAGTTCAGTGTTCGTGGCGCTGGCACTGCCTTGACAGCCGATGCGCAGGATCTGACAGGGTACGTTTCGGCTTTTGTGCCCAGCAATGTCTTTTCTATGACAGTCAACGACACCAGTAACGCCGTGTTTTCAATTAGCAGCGCTGTTGGTCATAAAAATCGAATCTACGTCTATAAGTATTTTATTCGCAACGCCGGGTCTGGCGCTGAAAGAGCGCAGTCTAGCTGGAGCTATTGGCAGTTTAATGCTGCAGATGAAATCCTTCAAATTTTGTGTATTCGGGAAACGCTGTTTGCGCTTGTGCGTTACGGCGTAGAAATCTTTTTAGAGAAAATGCCGGTACAAGACCGTTCTCCCGAGCCCCCAACTAATGCCCCGTATCCACTGCTGCTAGATCGTCGCATATCAACAACTACAGAAACGCCTGCTGCCATGCGGGTTAGCGCAGGCACCTACAATGCCACAACTAAGCTGACCACTTGGACGCTGCCATTTGCAGCCACTAGCACAATTCAAGCCTGGTCTGGCTTTAGCACTACCGGAAATGGTGGCGTGCTTTTGGGGTACATCACGGCCGGTTCAACTATTACGGCAAATGGCGATTGGTCTACGCAACCCATTTATTTTGGTGTGCCTTACAACTTTCGTTATCGTTTCACACGCTTCAAACTTTATAAGGAAATTGGCGGAGGCAAGGCGGCAGCCAACGTAGAGCGCACACAGGTGCGGAACGCCAAGCTGCGCTACCACGAAACAGCGTTTTTCCAAATTCATGTCATTCCTGAGGGCAGGGACACAGGCATCTATGTGTTTGACGGAACTGTGTTAGGGAGTCGAGTGTCAACTCTGGGCTCTGCTAATCCCAACGGTTTTGACCCTGACACCAATCGTTTTTTTGAAGGTGTTTTCAACATTCCAATCATGAGCCGCGGCGAGCGCTGCATGGTCGAGATTCACAACAACACCCCCCACCCCTGCAAATTCTCTACTTGCGAGTGGGTCGGCTTGCTTACTGGCAAAGCGAGGTCACTGCGATGAGATGGATTGAAGCCACCGAGGAGGTAGCCATGGAAATTGGCTTGCACTTACGGGAGCAGGACTGCGTGGAGGTGATGCTTAGCCACCAAATGCAGCCCTTGGAAGCGGTGTTAGACAGCTTTCTGAACAGCAGTATCTGCAAAGCCATTGAGGGCGATGATGGCCGCCCTGTGGGCATTACAGGCATTTGCCATGACCGTATTTGGTTGCTTGGCACCCACTCGCTAACGGCCACAAAGAATCACCGCCGGATGCTCTGCAAGCACGGCCGCGAGTGGGTGGATTACTGCTTGAAAGAGGCCGGCCAACCGATTGGCAACTACGTCTACTCCAAAAACCGTGCGGCCATTCGCTGGCTTTCTCATCTTGGCTTTACTGTTGAAAGCCCGCGGCCATTTGGGCCAAGCTCTGCATTGTTCTGCCCATTCTGGAGGAGCGTCTAATGATTATTGATCCAGTATCCCTAGGCGTAGCTGCGGTCTCTACCGGACTCAGTTTTCTCACAAGCAGTGCTCAAGACCAGGCACGTCAACAGGAATACCTCAATCAAACCGCGTTCCAGAACGCCACCACTCGGTTTAACGAGTGGCAGGCAGGGTTTAACGCAGATATGCAAAACCTAAATAATCAGTACAGCTTTTGGGCAACTACGGTCGATTACAACCAAAAACAGGCCTACACCCAGCAGCTGCGCAACTACGAATTTGCCAAGGAAATAGATCAGGCCGGGCGCGTTGCGCAAACACGCGCTAGTGCTGGGGCCAATTACGCGGTCAACGCCGCGGCCATTCAGCAACAGCTTCAGGAGCGCGGGATGCAGGAGGCAGTTGCCATACAGCAATACGCCTACAGGGCGTTGCAGTCCTCTGCAGCGTTTCAGGCGTCGATGCAGGAAGGCAAGTCCTCTGACCGCTACGTCGCCAACTACGCCCGTCAGATGGGCGACTACAAGACGCTGAAAAACATTGAGCAAGGTCTGCGGCAACGGCAGTACAACCGCGATCAGCTGGCCCAGGTGACCCGCTATCTCAACGAATACAACAGCCAGACCTTCTACGAGAAGCAGCCCTACCTGGATCCGATTGCGCCGTTCCCTCCGCTGCCGACGATGGTGATGCCACCGCCACCGTCAATGACCGGCAGCGCCCCAGCAAGCATGACCGCTCTCAACGCGGGCACTGCTGTGTTGGGTGGCGTCAACGCCTACCTCGGCACTGCTGCACAGATCAAAGCCCTGAAGTAATCCCTGCGAGCCATGGCACGCCCCCAGAATCTGCAACCTGGCGAGCTCAATACGTCGGCTCGCCCTGTCGACGCCTTCCTGCAGCCCATGCAGGGGCAGTTGGCAAAACCAGCTGCCCCAGCTGCGTTCAGCAACAATCCGCAGGGCGTGCAGATCGTCAACACGGGCGGCACCACTTACGTCCAGGGCAGCAACAACTACGCCCTGCTGGCTGAAGCCCTGGTGCCTTTTACCAAAAACGCAGTGAGCGCGGCGCAATCTGCTGGTCTGGCTTTTGCTGACTGGCGCATGGATCAGGGCGAAGCCGAGGCCTACGAGGCTCAGCAGCGGGCCTTGGTCAAGGTTGACGAAAGCACTGAGGTAGCCCAGCTGGAGCGTGCTGCAGCAACCCGGAGTGTGGCAGCCAAGGACCCGCAGGCCGGGGCCTTGATGAACTTTCTTGATCCGTACAAGCAGATCGGGTATGAGCGTGGCCTGGTCAAGCTGGCTGCCCAGGAGTTTTCCATGGGCCTGCCCGGCTATGTGCAGTCACGAGGCGGGGAGATCAATTACCTGGGCGAGGACCAAGGGTTTGGTGCGCTGCAGAAAATCAATGCTGACTACACCAGACAGATCACGCAGAAATACGGGATTGACAGCGGCAGCCCTGGTTTTCAAAAATACTTTTTGCCCGCTACGACCAAGGCCAGCGAGAGCGTTGCCAATGCCCTTGCCCAGGATCGAGTCAAGTTTCTTGATGAGCAGGTGCCTAAGCAGACAGCTGCTCAGCTCAAGCTGATCATTGGCAACGCCAACAGCTCCGGTCAGATCGAATACAACGGCTACACCTACTCGATTAAGGACAACCCGCAGCAATTTGCCTCTGCCTTAAGGCTGCGCCTAGCTCAAGTCATGCAACAGTCAGCCATGACAAGCGGGCTCCCTGGCGGCGCAACTAAGCGCTTGGAGGAGGTCTACAGGATCCTGCAAGCCGACAGCAACTTCTACGG